TCAACCCCTAAAATGAAAAAAATGCAAATTTTTTTACTTTTTTTTACGTCAATATATATAACGTCAAAATTTGACGTAATTGACGTAACGTAGAATTTGTAATAAAAACAATAACTTAGCCAAAAACGTCAACAGCGTCAAAAATGCCGTTTGACGTAGATTTATCAATAAAATCAATAGGTTAAAAAACGTCAACCACGTCACCCCCCTTACAGGGGGTATATAATTAATACCCCCCTTGATGTTTTTTGATGTTGCGGTTGTGCTAACTTCTCGGACAAATCACACTTGACGAACAGCAGGAAAAATAGGATATTTCTTATATCGTAAAATTGTTCAGGTTATTAAAAAATGGTTCAAGTCGGTGAGCAGGTTGAAAAAGGTGGACGCAGATTGCAGCCCCAACAGCAGAAGTTTCTGGATAATTACATTCACGGAGATATGACACAAACAGCAGCAGCAAGAGCAGCAGGGTACGCTAACCCGAACGTAAGAGCCGTACAGCTACTAAACAATCCAGTTGTGCGGGAACGTATGGAAGAAATGAGGAATGAACTACAAGCCAAGTACGGCGTAACAATAGCCAAGAGCATCAGAGATCTGCAAATAATTAGAGATAGAGCATTGAGCGAAGGAAACTATTCAGCAGCGATTAAAGCCGAAGAAACCAGATTAAAAGCGTCAGGCGTAATGGTCGATCAAAAGCATGTGACGTACCAAAATGTTGATAACATGGATCGTGATAAAATCGTTGAGCAGCTAAATCACTTCATTGAACGGGCACAATCAAGAATGATTGACGTAACACCCGCAGAAAGTCCCACAGAACCCGAACAAGTCACAGTAACTTGCGATAGCAAACAAGCAGCAGGTTGACCGCTGCGCTTTGCGGGGGGTCGGGCACGGAGACTTGTTCGGGTTTTCTGGCGGGGAAATCCACCATCGGGAAAGAAAAGCGCCGAAGTTTACCGGGCGCAGCGCTGGACCGGGGACAACCCGAGGAATTGTTCGGGTTAATCGGGCCACCGGGAAGATCGGGCCGGGGGATTTACCGGAAACTTCGCCGGGGATAATAACCCGAATAATTGTTCGTATCCGGTTCGCGCCCGGCAACTCCGTGCCCGGTCCTCAGCGCCCGGTAAAATAACCCGAACAATTGTTTGTGCCCCGGACACATCTCCCGCCAATTGCCAGGTGCAATTTTTTTTACTTTTTTTATTTTTTTGTGTTGACAGTTGTTTTTTAGTATGCTACAAGTAGTATATATAAAGAGAAGGAAAACAAAAATGGAAACAGTAACACTAGAACTACCTGATTTTTGGGCTACCGCACTGTTTTATGATGACACTAGCGGGTTCGAGTATGAAGATGAAAAGCCATTCCAAGAATTTTGCCAGTGGGCGCTGGAAAACTACGGCACTTCGGAACCAGTAGACAAAGAAGAAGAGGGACACTTTGCAACGTATCATGATGCAAAACGCTTCGGTGTTCTTGCTTGCAACGTTAGCACTTACACTTTCATCGTCGGGAACGGCAACCCGAAGACAAGCGCAATGGTGACAATGGCACACACAATGAAATAAACAATCGGGCATCGGGCTGATCGGGCATCGGGCATCGGGGAATCTCGGTGCCCTATTTTTTTATATATATCATATATACTACTTCTTCCTGTATACATGCGTTCATTTTCTCTGAAAAAAAAGAAAAATTTTGACCAGATTTTGCCAGATGAAAAACCCTATCCCGAATAATTATTTGAGTTTTTTCCTAGAAAGTACTTGAAAGTTCGATAAATTAGTTTAGATAAATAGATACGTTAACAATTTATAAGGAAAACAAACAATGACTAGAACAACTGGAATAGAATTCGAAGTAGTAAACAGACGTCACACTATCGCAAGCTTGCAAGGTGTATTTGATCGTGAAGGTTTGAACGTTCAAGTAAAACCAGATGGTACAGTAGGCGTAGACATGGAAATAGTGACTAGTCCACTGGTCATAACTTCCCAAACTGGACAACAATTTGTAAAAAGAGTTTGTGAAGTTATGCAGCGTGAAGGTTGCAAGGTGAATAAAAAGTGTGGCCTACACGTTCACGTTTCAAACGCTCATTTAAAAGATGGTGTTTGTGTGGAAGAATACACTAAAAAAGCAATTCAATCTTTCCCACGTATTCATACAGACCATGCTGCACCTAGCCAATTCGAATTTTTCAAAGACGTTTTAATTCGAGTGGCAGAAAGTAGAACAATTATTAACAGTATGTTTCCACGTTCACGTACAGACAACGAATTTTGCATGCCTACAGACGTTTCAAAGTTGCAAGCTGCAAATAATATAACCGAATTGGAAAATGCTACTCGCACAACTTACAGAGGCCGCGAGCGTTCAACTTATGCCAGAAAATATAGCGTGGTTAACTTGTGGCCCTATGCAGATAAAGGCACCATAGAATTCAGACAAGCAAGTGCCACAACTGAATTCGAGAAAACAGAAAAGTGGATACTGTTTATTCTTAACCTAATGGCATGGACTGAAAACGAGCGACTAGAGCAACAAACAACTGAGCCAACGCCAGTTATGCCTTTTAGACGTGGTGCCCGTGTAGGTGTTCAATACACTATGATGCGGTCTGAAAATGGCGCAACTGTACGTGAAATAATGGCAGCAACTGGATGCTCAGAGCAGCGCGTTAGAAGTTCCGTAAATGAGATAAGAAACCGAATTGGCCACCACGCTGTCATTACTCATACACAGCAAGCACAAGGCATGCGCAATGGTGATGGTACAGACCACACGCGATACCAAATACCGCTATTTTCTACTACTGGAAATGCTAATGGATTGCGGCCAGAAAATCGCATTGGTCTGGCGTCAATTTGGGCGGGTTTAAATGATAACCTTTTCGAGTGGTGGCAGAACAGAATAATACGATTGCGTGGTTAACACCACGCACTACCACCTAAGAGCCAATATAAGCCCCGCCTAGTGCGGGGTTTTTCTTTTTCTAAGGTACCCTAACCCGAATAATTATCCCACTTAGAACGGGCGGGCATTGGGGCATAGCCCCCCTTGCAAAATCTGCTGTATATGCGCAGCATTTACACTAAGTTTTCCACGAACATTACAGGTACCCTTGACAGGTACCCTAGAGTGTTACATAAAGTAGCACACTTTGCTATAAAGGAGAAAAAATGGCACGTTTTGTAAAATTGACCGCTTGGGAAGACGAATCTGAATTTTTTATAAATCCAGAATTTGTTGTAAACTTTGAGACAGTCAGTCTAGATTGCGATGGTGGTCCTGTGACTCGCGTGAATACTGGGGGATTTTTTGAGTTAATTCACGCTGAAGCAGTCGAAGACCCTAAGAATGCTCAAGTACCGCCATTTTCTGTACTTGTTGTTGGCACGGCTGAACAGATTCAACAAAAGCTTACTGGGTTTGATGCCTAGATATCGTTTAAAATACGGCACACATCGTGAGTTTGACGCTCAAACTGCGGGTGAAGTTGTCCCTTTTATTCAAGAGGGGCACTTTACTGGTGCGAGTGAGCCAGAGAGTGAGTTTGTTCGCAGACTTGCGATGGAAATGTGCGAGTGGAATGGGAAGTGGTATAGGGTAAACAGCCGTGATTTATTGGCAAAAGACATGATAAAGCACGGTTTATTAGAGTGTGTTGATTAAATTTCCTTTTATTGCTACTATGGGGCAAATTATGAGGAATTATTATGTCAATTCTATCTAGCGGATTTCTTCAGCAGCTTCTTTCTAACCGTGGCATTTCTGGCAGTCTTCCGCAATCTAGTGAGCAGCCCCAAAATGATTTTGGCGGTGGTTTAGCTATGGAGCCACCACGGTCTGACGATGGTAGTGGCGGCACGATTGAGGAGATTTCAACCCCTACACCTTCTCAACGTCTTGATCCTAGTACATATACTACAACAGTTCCTTTCAGGAGACCAAGTGGCATTGGTTTTGGTGGCTTTCCACAGCAACCTCGTCGTGGTTTTGGCGGTTATGGTGGTATGGGTATGAACCCTATGATGGGTATGGGTTTAGGCGGCATGTTCGGCGGCGGTATGGGGCAAATGGGAGGTTTTTATGGTGGTGGATTTGGTGGGGGTTTTATGCCTCGGAATAATCCGTATAGTTTCGGTGGCCTTGGCGGGTTTGGGGGTTTTGGGGGTGGCTATAGCCCTATGTATGGTGGTATGGGCGGTTTCGGTATGAGTCCGTACCAAAACCAATTTCAAAACCAAGGTATGATGAATCAAGGTCTTGGCGCGTATAATAGGGGTATGATGGAAAACCAAAGAATGGTCGGCACTTTACAGCCTCAACAACAGCAGCAAGCAATGCCTCAACAGCAAGCACAACCTCAAACTTTAAATAATCAGTATCAAAGGGCGTTTTATTAATGGCTTTACCACCTAGTCCTATGCCGGGA